CGTAGCATTGCCAATTAGCGCCTTTAGGTCATTCTCCGCCTGAGTTTTAATCGCCTCCATTTGATCTATGCCTGCCATCGCCTCCATGCGTTTGCGGTCAATTTCGATAGCTGTTTCCGGTAGGATAATTTCCCGCCCGGTATCCTTGGGATACATCTTTTGCAAGATTGCCCTTGCACTCTCGCTTGAATCGGGGTCGGGCGGCCTGCGCTCCTGAACTCGCTGCCAGAAAGCCGCCTCCTTCTCAAATAGGAGTTCGATAAATTCCTGGTCCGCTGGTATATCCAACCAAAAAAGTTTACGATGGGGAAGGGGGACTGTAATGCTTGCCATCTCCAATCCCATGACTCCGAGGCAGTGCTGAACTTGGACTTGCCAATTGAGGGGGATCTCTTCTTCCAATTCCCGTTGCGTTATAACCTCGCTGGTCTTGATTTCCAAGATGCCGGCAGGCTCAACTATCATAGCATCCAGGCTGGCAAAAAGATGGGGACGTTCGGAAGAAACGAAAAAGTGGTTGCCGAAATATTTCAGTTTGCGTTCTGTCTCTCTGCGATAGGCTTGAGCCACAATCGGCTGGAGTTTCCGACCCCACCAGAGGATGTCGTTATCCTCTTTGGGCTCTGTAAGGTCAGCCTTTTCCGCGTATGTTTCTAAAGCCGATCCATAACCGACTCCGACGATATTGGGGGCATCGCTTCCCCCGATCCCGCCTTTGCGTGCTTCAAGCCATTCTTTACGACTTTTAAATTGTCGAAGTTCTGACATGTTTCCTCCTAATCTTTTTTCCCAAAAATACTTGAACCGTCCCAAGGGCAATCAGGATTTACTGAATTACATACCTCATCGTGCAAACGCCCAACGCCATGCTCGACTACTAATTCGTCCAACTCCGCTCTGGCCTTGTCCCACTCCGCTCTGGCCTTGTCCCACTCCGCTCTGGCCTTGTCCCACTCCGCTCCGGCCTTGGCCAACTCCGCTCTGGCCTTGTCCCACTCCGCTCCGGCCTTGTCCCACTCCGCTCTGGCCTTGGCCAACTCCGCTCTGGCCTTGTCCAACTCCGCTCTGGCCTTGGCCAACTCCGCTCTGGCCTTGTCCCACTCCGCTCTGGCCTTGTCCAACTCCGCTCTGGCCTTGTCCCACTCCGCTCCGGCCTTGGCCAACTCCGGGGGCAAAAGGTCAGTAATGTCGCGGAAAAGTTTTTTCCGTAATGCAATTTTCCACGGCGGTTCTACCTGGGATTTAATTTCATCGAAATCTTTCAGCCGGTTTTCGTAATAATAATTTTCTGTGTGCCACTCGAAGAGCGATCCGGCATGATGAGAATGCACAAAACAACGCACATTAGGATTTTCCATTTTCCCCTCCTATATCGCGGTTCATTTCACCACCACCAAATCCCCGTTTTCCCTCAACTCGATCACTTCCCCGGTGATATCCACTACCTCGCATTTCTCTGGACTCCATCCCGCTTTTAGGCAAGCCAGAAAGGGAGTCTCCGCCGTTTCTATTGCCACTTCTTTCGTCCCGATTTTTGCGATTTTATAGATCCGGTCCAAAGGTCATTTTCTTTTCTTTCTTATGATTCCCCGCAACGCTGCATTTACTTTGCCAAGTCGCCTTATTTCTTCTTCAGCTTTCTCATTTTCGACATTTTGAGCTTCCCATTTTCTCTGAAAGCACATAGGGCAACGAGAAGATGTTACCCAATGCGGAATTGCGTATAGTGATCCGCAAAGACAAGTTTGGACAGATAAACTGACAGTAATATCCACATTAGACATTGTTTTCTCCTCACCCCAAAAACAATCGGAACAACGCAAAACCTATTCCGAGAATCGCTATCACCATAACAAAGACAAGACCCCAATCGTAAGCCCACCACAGCCTTTTGAGCCGATACCAGCGAGAAGGGTATCTCGCCCTAATTGGTATCTTGTTTTCCCGGATCAGTTTCATGCACCACCTTCTTTCTTGCAGCGCAAATTCTCGCTTTGTCTTCGTGGTATGCAAGTTCCTTCCGCGCTCTCTCGGCGCATTGTCGGTGATAGGTAGCATTCCAAGCCCATGACCTCGCATTTTTTGTTTTCGCCATTAGGCGCTTATTTTCTTCATCCTCGTATGCTTGTCGGAGTTCATTGGCTTTGGTCAGAGCTTCCTCTTCGGTAGCGAAAGTTTTATTGCCGTCAAAATCGCAAGTGTTACCGAAATTATAACGAGTTGGTTCCCCGGCCCGTTCTTCAACGCCGGTCACGGTTTTTAGTTTTGCTGATGCCGTCCATTCGTAGTTAGTGATATATCCTAATGATGGATCATACCCTCCCGGATAGCATCCGCCGCACTCGATTGATATTTCGGTATCATCGCCAAGGATTACGCGCACCCGTCTAGATCCAGAACAATCAGGACACGTCACCATAATGGCCTTACGCTCGTACGCGGCCATATAGACCTTATCGCCGATGTTAAAACGGTTACTCATTCACCACCCACTCTTCCTTCAACTCAATCGGTTGCTCCTCCTGAGCCTTCGCCCATTGACAAAAACACCAGCCAACAACTACCGCTGCGCCAAACCAGAGGCCAAGAAGGGCGGCTATCATGCTAAAAGTTTCCATCGAAATCCTTTGTTTTGAGTTTCGTGATTAAACGATGCCCTTTTTTATCGAAAAGGGTCTCCGCTGGCCGTCCAACAACTCCCTCTGCGGGGGTCGCGCTTCCCAATTTTGAGGGGAAGCCAACGCGCACCATTTCGGTCGCCTGTTCCAAAGTCATTGAGCCCAAGTACGGCACAACATCGAGGTTGAGTTTGGCTGCTACATCACAAGTATTTTCCCAAGAGAGCCACCACCTACCATCCACAAGCACATCATACAGGATGAACTTTTTGATAGGACTATAATTTCCGCCGCCCTTTTGAATACCAGCCCCATAACCCTCACCGTAAAGCACAGCCGGACAATCGGGAAAAACTTTGGCCATTTTTATTGCACTAACATTCTCGTAGAGCCATCGAATTAGATCAGCATGGATCTGCGCATTGTCCTTCTTACCCCCAAAAGTCAATTTACCGTCCTGCCAAATACAGCGGATATTAGTGCCGTCGATCTTCTCCGTGAATTGCCATTCTTTGAGGAGCGTGTAAGTCCGATTCTTGAAGATGCCAGGTTTGAATTTATGGGTTTGCTCATCGCGTTCGTAAAGGGTTTCGATTTTAGGGTAAATCATGCTGCCATCTCCTTTGCTTGGATCTTCTCAATCTCTTTTTTCCTAGTCAATGCTCAAATCGACTTCCGCGCTACTCGCAGCCTCATCTCTGGCCGTATCGTTAGCTTGATCCACCACTTATAGGCGTCGCCTTTTTCAATTTTGGCGTTGCATCTTCCGCATTCACCTTGCGTTTTTTGAGCTTTTTTAACAACGGTTACTCTTGGCATCTTATCCTCCTATCAACAACGACACGATAACGACTAGCCCAATCCAGCCGCAGCATAACCCCAAAACCCAGAGGGAAATATGCGGAGAGAAAAAGTTGGCGGTGTTATGGAGTTTCATCTTTCTTCACCTCTGTCGCCACGTTGACGTGGACTGCTACAAGCCAGTTATTAAAAGCCTTGATCGCACAAGTATGGCCGCAGGCGTCTTTGTACAGGGCTTGCGATGCTGATTTTTTATCTCTTTTTCCTCTGACCCAAAAATGACCGTCTGGCGGATCTCGATACTTTATCCAGTTATTTGCGGAAAGCTGGCGCTCATTGCATACATCACATTTCTTTACATTTTCGTCCAAGGGCGTTTCTCCCTAATTTTCTTGGCACTCTAAACAGATATGCCGCTCTATGCCAGAGCCGTCCCGGTAGACTTTCCATCCAAGTTCTTTTGCTTCTTTAATCGTCCCCATGTATAAACCACGACCCTCATGGGGCCGAAAATAATGACCCGGATTACAGACATCGCAGCAGGTATAACGGAGTTCCATTTATTTTTTCCATCCCCTTGACTTACAAGCGGGACATTCTCGCGGGTTTCTTGTCTTTGGAATCCAGACGTAATAACATTTACGGCATAGGCGCGTCTTTGGTTGACGTTTTCTCTTCATAGTCATAATCATAGTCTTTTACAGCAGTTCGATTTTCTTGTCAAGCATTTT